AGAATTTAAAGGTTGCTTACTCGTTTGATATGCTTGGCAACGGTCTTGGAAAGAAAAACTGGGGCTATATGAATATGGTCTTAAGCGATACCCTTGGTAGACCTTTTACAAACCATATGAGAAACGTTAACAGATTCAAACTATTTGGCGAACAAAAATATGTTGATTTTTATGTAAATGAAAAAGACGCCAGAAACAACAACTCCAACGACGGCGGCACAAAATATGCCAACCTAAAAAGACAAAAAGGCGCATTTCCTGTGTATGTTGGCGAGTGGATGGCAGATTATTGGAACGGAGCCTCCGACACAATAAAAGTAAACAAGCCAAACAATGAGTTAACAAGCAAGAAGACGTTTAGAGTTGAAACTGATGATGATATAACAGAGCTATATGACTATGGCTACAATATGAAATATGAACCAACAGAAGACGGCTATAAAGTCATAAGAAGAAAGAGAAAATCACAAGCCGATATTGTTTTGTCCTTCAGGGACAACAGACAAGGCGATGGCGCTCAGACATATAATGATAGCAATATGACAGTTGGCTATAACTTCAAATTCTTTTTCTCAGAAGTTCTTGGTGGACAAAACACGCAAGATAACAATGTTAGAGTCTCAATTGCACTGAGAACAAATCAGGAAAACTTCAAAGAAGATCTCAAGAAAAGCCTTTCTGACGAATTTAAAGATAGCAGTAAAGAGAAAGACAGCAAAAAAGATAGCCAAAAAGTCACTTCAAATAGGCTCTTTGAGTTTGTTGGATCCGATGGCGGCGTGGATGAGCTATTAGAGCAGGTAGGCAGCCAATTTGAATCACCATATCCAAGATTTGAAACAAGTCTGCAAGAAAAGGGTGACCAATCACCACTGATAGTCTTAATGTCAGAGATGCTCGGTATATCAGACTCAGAGGCTAAAAACTACTGGCAAGGCACCACCGAGCAGGTCATTGAGTCTTTTGGCAAAAAGATATTCAATTACAATACCAACAAATCGTTCATGTATGGTGCGAATCCTGACTCGATCACTGCGGAAGATGCAGATTACGGAGTGGTTCGCGGTGGCGAATTTAAGCTATATTCTGATGTCAGGGTCGATGGAGATCCTTTGACCAATGATGACTCTGTGCTTGGAATCAGCAGAGACCAGTTCAAAAACAAAGACAAGGCAAGAGTTTACTATCTTGACCCAAATAAGTTTGGAGGCTCATTCACAAATCCAAAAGTTTACATTAAGCCAACAGATAACGAAGGCTTGCTTGGCTTGGTGAATGTTATGTTCCCAGAACTGAGCCCATGTAAGCCGCAAAATACTGATTTAGTAGACTTTGGAGATATTGGTTCTAGAATATCCAATAGTTATGCAAACTATCCTGACGATCCTAGACTTGCAGGCGATCCAGATTGTATCGTTGAAAAGCCATTTGACAGAGTTTTAAGTAGAGTAGCCAAGTCTGGAATTGAAGGAACTATTGCTGCTGCTTGTAGAATCTTTGCCTCTGTTCACTTCTTAAGAACAATCAATACTTTCTCTGTGATAAAGCCAGACTTTAAAAACAATATGAGCACCATGTATGCTTCATTCATATTGGAAGATATGGAAAAAGAAATGAAAGACTCCCAAGGGTGGGCTACCGAACTTTTCAATCCCTTCAAAGATGATGAGTTTTGGTATGCTTTCTTGGAACAATCTGTTCAAACTTATTTCCAAATGGTACAGTCAGGAAAGATTACAGAAGTTCCATCAGATGTTGAAAGAGCACTTGAGAGAATAGGCGCTGCACAAAATAAATATAAATATCCCGGTCGTGATGCTATGAAGAAGGCGAAAAAGGTTCGCCGCCCACGTAATCTACTTCAGACTTTACCACAGTTCAGAGAAGACAAAAACTTAGCTGCCGTGAAGTCAGTTGAGGAAGATTGTAAATTGATACTAAAAGAGTTTATGGTTCAAGAAGTAAACTTTTTGGCTGATCTTTTTTATAGAAACATGATCACTGAGCGTTTTATAGATAAGGATGATTACATCTATAATGTTATGTATTATATCCTGTCGGCAGATTCTGGATTAACGAATGGTTCTAGTCTAGATATGGCTGGAGAGATAAGAGAAGAAATAGTCGGAATACCCACCGGCTCAAATCAATATACTGATGGCGACATGCTGGCGCTTGAAGATGGTACTCCATATGTTGGCTACTATCATACACATGTTGCTGAAGAAGATGGCGTAATAGCACCAGAAGTAAGCCAAGGCGATGTGATATTTATGGTTGGGGAAGAGCACTCAGAGGAGCCACATGATCTACTCAGACCCTTTGCAAATAAGGTGGAAGTAAATATTGGAAACGTAGATGGCGCCTCCTCCGCTGATGGCAAACCCTTCTATATCAGAAAGTATATCAAAGTTGATGGCACCCCTTTCTATGACTTGCAGATGGCTGGACGAGTTGAACAACTCAGGGCTGGTGGCGAATCACTTGTATCTGAGCTTTATCCCGGCACCATGGAACACCTTTACCAACAAGGAAAACTGGGTCCTCAACAAATTGTTGGCTTGAGGGGCGAACTAGGCGTCAGGTATGGACTTGAGTTAAGAGCCTCTACTGGTGGACTAATAGCCAATTCTGAAATTGATGTGCTAGACTTGCCTCTTAGTATGCTGAAGCCACTTGAAGGCGGTAGTAAAGAATTGTTGTGTTTGATTAATAAATTGATTGATGATCCTAAATTCAAATTGTTTATGGATTACGCATTGCCAATTAGAAAAATGGTCTCTGCGTTGGCTATCTATAATGATACCGTATACCTGCAATCAATCGGTCAAATTTCCAATGGAAGTCCAAACTCGGGCGATACAAAGCCGGGTGTAACTGTTAACTCAAGTAGACAACCCATAAATTCAACTGTAGGTTGGTTTCCCAAAGATGATCGCCCTCGCGGACTCTTTGTGCTTACTTGGGACGAGTGGAATAGAGTTGCTATCGAAAAGTCAGTCAGTGTGATTAAGAAAATGTTCAAATCTTATTATTATTCTCGTGAATTTGGAAAACAACAGCGCCCAGACCCCACTGCTGCCAAGGTAGCAATACAAAATTTGAAAGAAAAATTCAAGTTTGCGCCTGGAGATCGTTCTGTGCCGTGGTTTAATAGAAGAGCCAGCAACCCATTTGATGCAAACGGGAAGTTGTGTGACAGAAAAGAAGACTAATTATATGGAGAGATTATTATGGCATCGTTAGCACCACAATTACCGCTTACTTTAGACTCTGGAGACGGATATACGTCTATAAAGAGCCTAAAGAAACTAATAAAACAAAATTTTAAAATGTTAATTTTAACAAATCCAGGCGAAAGAGTAATGTCGCCAGAGTTTGGCGTCGGCATCCGACAGTTTTTATTTGAAAATTTCCAGAGCGATGTTTATGCTCGGATTGATTCAAAAATAAGAGAACAGGTGTCCATATATATTCCAATCATATCGATTAGGAATATAGAGTTTGGAACTGGCGGAATCGAAGATAATTCTCTCGGTGTGAGGATTGAGTATCGTATTCCTGACATTGCAACTTCAGATTTGCTAGAGTTCACTATTTAAGTTGAGGTAACCTAAATGCCAAAACACTATAATAAAACACCAATGATCAATTACACGAATAAGGAATATGAAGGTATTCGTGAAGATCTAACACAGATTGCTGAGCGGTTTTACCCCGACACCTTTCAAGATTTTAGCGAGGCTTCATTTGGCGCCATGATGCTCGATGCGGTCGCCTATGTGGGGGATCAGCTTTCTTTTTACCTCGATTACAATATCAATGAATCTTTTCTTGATACTTCGTATCAGTTGAACAACATTATACGACATGGCAGGGTGTTAGGTTACAAAAATTCAGGCAGACCTTCAACATATGGACAAGTTGCTCTATATGTGTTGGTACCCGCAAGTCAGACGGGCATTGGACCAGATGATAAATATATTCCAACAATAAAGAGGGGAACAAGGTTTTCAAGTACAAACGGTGAAAGTTTTGTTTTAACTGAAGATGTCAACATGAACGAGTCATCTAACTGATTCTTCAACTGGCGCCCCAACATTTTACGCGATAAAATCATATGGCAATGTGGTGTCTGGGTTTTTTAATACTGAAACGGTGGACGTAGGTGCATTTCAGAGGTTCAGAAGTATTAGTTTAGCAAACGTCAATGTGTCAGAAATAATCAATGTATTTGATTCTGAGGGTAATCAGTATTTTGAAGTCGAGCACTTGTCCCAAGACACAGTATTCAAATCCCTAACTAACAAGAATTTTAAAAATGATAACGTTCCTTCGGTAATGAAGCCGTTGTTAGTAAACAGAAAATTTATAACTGTATTTGACAGAAATGGGGTCACTTTGCAATTTGGCAGCGGCGATGAATTGTCCGATGATATTGTGGCAGAACCACAGAGTATTTCAATGGAAGTTTTTGGCAAGTCATACGTTACAGACACCTCATTTGATCCAAGTAGATTGGCTTCCAATAAATATTATGGAATTGTGCCGCAAAATACAACTTTGACAATTTTATATAGACAAACAAACCCTACAAACTCTAATATTGGCGCAGGCGGCATCAACACGGTTGGTTCTAGAATAATTCAATTTGAAGATGCCTCTGTCTTGGCTGCAAATAAAGTGTCAGACGTTAGAAGTTCACTTGAAGCTTCAAATGAAACACCAATTGTTGGCAACGTTTCTAACCCCACATCAGCAGAAGTTAAGCAAAGAATTTACGACACTTTTCCAACTCAAAATAGAGCGGTAACCCAGAGAGATTATGAGAATTTAGTGTATAGGATGCCCTCAAGTTTTGGTTCAATCAAAAGATGTTCAGTCCAAAAAGACCCAGATTCTCAAAAAAGAAATTTAAATGTTTATGTTCTTTCTGAAGACCCACAAGGCAAGTTAACTAATTCAAACGCGACAATCAAACAAAATATCAAAACTTGGTTGAATCATTATCGAATGATCAATGATACAGTCGATATTCTAGACCCATTCATTATAAATATCGGCATAAATTTTGTGGTTAAACCGGAATCAAATTCCGACAAGTTCAAAGTTTTGAACGATTGCGTTGAATCTTTGGCAAAAGAATATAGCACGCCACTGTTCATTGGGGAGGGGCTATCTCTATCAAGAATATTTAATATTTTAAATAATGTTCCTGGGGTTAATGATGCTATTAAGGTTCAAATAATCAACAAAAACACTTCAAACTATTCAAGTGTGTTTTTCTCAATCAACGAAAACATGTCTCCCGATGGTGATACACTAGTGTGCCCAAAGAACGCGATATTTGAAATGAAGTTCCCAGAAGTTGATATAAAGGGTAAATTAAGATAATGGCAATAAGAAGATATAAAGCAATCGCTGACAATACGATAGCTAACGGTTATCAAGAAAATTTGGCTACCCGAGCCACGGGCTCCAACATGGGACAAGCAGATATCAGTGAGTTATATTCTATATATGGTCGAGCGTCCCTGAGTTCATCAGAGCTTTCTAGAATTATAACCCAATTTGATGTCACTTCAATATCTTCAGATAGAACTGCCGGCACTATTCCCGGCGTAGACGGTGTTAGCTTTTATTTGAGACTATACAATGCCGAGACCTCCAACACTGTTCCAAAAGATTTTAAACTTGTTGTAAGTGCCGTGTCTCGCTCTTGGAGTGAGGGCGACGGATTAGATTTAGAAAATTATAAAGATATAGGCGCCTCAAACTGGGTGAAAGCAAGTAAAAACGTTTCTTGGACAACCGCAGGCGGTGACTATCATGCATTGCCAAAGTTTGAGCAAACTTTTGAAACCGGGCTAGAAAATTTAGAAATTAATGTGACCTCTCTTGTAGAACAATGGATGGCAGGAACAAAACAAAATTATGGCTTTGGAATACAATTAACTTCGTCCCAAGAAGCAAGCAGTTCTGTCAATCTTGGTGGTGCCACAAGTTCTTATTATACTAAAAGATTCTTTGCAAGAGGAACTCAATACTTCTTTAAAAAACCCGTAATTGAAGCACGCTGGAATTCGTCTTTACAAGATGACAGGGGTGACTTC